GCCTTGAACAGGATGTTCCGTTACTCTTACAGAACCAACATGGTTCTCTTTTGTAAAAGCATCAAAGTAGTAACCAACGGTTACTTCATAAGTTTCTCCAATCTCTCCCGTTCTCTCCTCAACTTCGGATATGTTGGGGGCGAGATAGATCATTTGATCTTCATCGCTGCCATAATTCCCCCAGTCGGCAGGACGATAAGCATCGGTTGCAGAACCGGGAGCTTTGATGGTCGGTCTATTCAAAATTTGGTAAACATTCCAAGATGATTTACCGACCATATAAAGCGAGGACAATGAATTTACTACACTTGTTATTGACATTTACATCCCCCCCCTTAACTTACTGCTACCCTGTCTCTAATGACCTTGTTAAACTTTTCTTTTCTCAAGTCTTGTATTGACTTTTTTACACCCCTTGTGGCTTCATCTGCAATTTGCTTTGGGTCTGTGGTTTGAGCATTGATAGTAACGTTTACATTGTAAGTCTCTTCGTTTGTAGCCTCAGAAGCTTTTGCATAAGCAGGAGAGCCGGGTGGAGTTTGTGGCATACTCTTAACCCCGGGAGTAGCATGTGCCATATCAACCGGAGCGGCTCCAACTTTATATGGATCAGAAACTGTTTGTAATAAGGATTGTTTTTCCCTTTTAATTCTAGCCAAAATATTTTTTTGAACTTCAGGAGACGAAGATTTGAAATGGGTTGCAACATTCGCTTCTTTATATCCTTGTATTGCAGCAATCATTTCGGCATCAGACATAGAAGAAACATCTTTTCCTTTAAGTGCTCTTTCTATGACACTTGTCCCTGCCCCATGTTGTACGGCAGTTGACCAGACAGCTTCCTGAACACCCCTCCCTCTCTTGCTGACATCAATTCCTGCTTTTGATAATTTTTCAACTTGTGGAGCATAATGAGTCTTACCAATATATTCATGCTGCTTCTTTGCGAATTCAGGATCGGTTGACGCAATCTGTTTCCATTTGTCGCCAAACTCTTTAGACCCTGGAACCATTTCAGCAAATTCTTTTTCATAACCAGCACTTTTTACAAACTTGGCAACACTACTTTTTTCTCCTCCTTCAGAGGCAAATTGATAAGTGCCATAAGACACACCGCCTTTATCGCCTTTACCAGTGCTTACTGTACCCGCACCTTTTCCGCCGCTTTCTTCTTTTGCAGATATAGCACCTAATTCTTTGCTTATAATGGGTGTAGGAGCAGTTCCGCCGCTTTCTTCTTTTGCTTGTTCATCTGCAATAGCTTTTTTAGCTTCTTCTCTTTTCTTATCTCTTTTTGCTTTTTCATCAAAATGGAGTTTATCAAGTGCTGCAAGCTCTTTCTCTAAATGTTCTTTCCATCCTAAACCGCTTTCATGCTTTTTGCCTTTTAACGCAGTCCACAAATGATCGGCAATAACAATTACGCTTAAAATGGTCTTTTGCACGCTGAATCTTAAAAATTCAACAAACTCCCAGAAGGGCTCAAGCAATTCAGACGATTTTCTTCCATCGGAATAAGCATAAAAATCTTCAAGCAATAAAAAGAAAGTTGTTAAAGCAACTGTTGCAGCAGCAATCGGTCCCAACAAAGGACTAAACATTGCTATAAGAAGGCCAGACAATATAACTAACTGCTTCTGCCAAGGAGCCATCATATCCCAAATCTTGACAAGCCAATCCCATATTGTCGAAAGTATGGGAACAGCAACATCTTTTATGTCGCCAAGAAATCGTATTACCGTCAATGCAAGTTTTATGGGAACGTCTAAAAATTCCGCCAACTGCTTTGACCACATCGGAATTTTATCAAAGATCGTTTCTGTAAAAGACCTCAACTTTGTTTTTATTTCCGTCAAGGCTCCTTTATTGAGATTCAATAAACTGATAGCCAACCATTCAGTTGCTAATTTACCGGCAAGTTTCAATCTATCAAACTCATGGCCAATTCCACGAACTTGCTTCAACATGTCACGAGATTCTTGCGGAACTTCAAGCTTATTGACCATATCTACAAGATCAAAATACTTTTCTCGTAATTCAACGTTCCAAGCAATCTCTTGAAGATTGTGTCCCATGGTTTCAGAAGCAAGAGTAAAGGCTTTTGTTGCTTGCACAGACATGAACATCCGTTGTGCAAGCAACTGATACTGCATATCGGCCTTTGCTACCTGATTTACCATCTTGGTTATTTCAATGGTAATGGCACCGATAGCACCAACAAAATTGGTAGTAGCGGTAGCATAGACATTTTTGGAAATCATCCCTTCAAGTTTTTTCTTGAAGTCATCTACTGACCCTTTTGCCTTTTTCAAAGCATCGTTGTCAAATTGAATACCTAGTTTTACTAAATATTCTTCAAGAACGTTTTCCATTATTGTCCTCTATTTGCTTCTGACCAAATCCTGTATCTTCTTTCATTCTCTGCCTTCACCTGTGCCATCTCATGCCAATCAAGTAAATCTCTAAATGTATAGGTTCCATCCCAAACTTCGTGCTGCTTCCACTCCCCTGAAAAGACCGGAGCATAAGCGTATTGGTCTATTCTTTCGCACTGAACGGGGTCAAATCCGATATGGGTTTGATCAGGTTGTTCAATGCGTCTCCTTGAAAAAAATCGGCAATGTTGAAAATCAATGTATGAATCGTAAGAGTCAAAACGGTCATAGTATCTTCCTCTAAACCTTCTACACCCCAACGACCATCATAAAGCATGACCGGAAGAGGAGCAACATTACCACCGACGGACTTCAATTCAGAAACGACCTTTAAACATTCTCTCTGAACATCCATAAAGGTTTCCTTGTCCATCAATGATCTGTTTTTCCCCGCCCCTCCTGTAACTTGAGAGTCACCAAATGGAAGCATCTGCATTAAAACAAGAGTAGTAACATAGCTCCCAGTCAACGCATCCAGTCTACCGATTCTAAACTTCCTTTCTCCAACATCTACCTCTTTAAACGCCTCCCTTTTCATGATCTTCTCCTTTTTGTTAAAACGTTAAGCTGGAATGTTCTGGATATTGGCAGCCCATAACGTCCAAGTAACCATCTGCCCTTCTGCCTGATAAACCTTATCCGGAACCTTGCCGAACGACATGCCGACGATAATATGGCTAGTTCCATCAGAAGTGTTTCTCAATGAAGCAGACATTTCAGCCCATGCGTCTGTATCGGCAATATACAAGGCATTTTCAGCAGCCAAAAGCCACTTGTGCACATTACTGGTCTGCTGACACTGAATCTGAATCTTACCATTATGACCAGCAATTTTGCTGACCATGATAGTCCCATCTGCCGCAACGCTATGAGCAGATCGTTCCGTATCCATCGTAACGGTGACCTGCCCTGTTCCCTGTCCGGTAAAAATATAAGCTCCAAGGTCGGGATGCACAAGAGCCCCCGATAAATCCAAGAAACTATATGTAGTATGTTCAGCCATCTTTATTCCTCCTATTTAAAATCTTGATAACCAACGTTTGGCAAGAGCTGATAATTGACCCGCACCACTGGGATTAGGAGAAAACGAGTCAATGTCCGCCGCCCACAATACCCACACAACCATTTGCCCTTCAGCTTGATAAGACTTCTCAGGAATCTTCTCATAAGACAAGCCCTTTAATGTATGCGTTGTCCCATCGTTCAGATTCCTTAAATAAGCCGTCATCCTGCCCCACTCTTTCGCATTAGCCTTAATCAAAGACTGATACACATACAAAAGCCATTTATGAATGTTGCTGGTTTGTTGACATTCAATTGTAAGCTTGCCAGCACCGCCCGGAATTTTTCCTAAAATCACCGTTCCATCAACGCCAATTTCATGAAAAGTTTTATCCTCTTCCATGCTGACAACAACCCTGCCGACACCTTGGCCGGTAAAGGTATAAGATGTGCCAACTGCCGGATGAGAAATAACACCGGACAAATCCAAGAAGCTGTAAACTGTATGATCAAACAAACCAAACATTTAAATGACCTCTTACCGGTTAACGTAGACTCCCACCAAAACTGAGTGGACGGCTCCGGATTCTTTAATTGCGATGTAGAGAGGAACCGATTTACGGGCTTCTCTATCAGCCTGTGTCTGGGTAGACAATGCTTCAGCCTGTACCAGATAACCGGCAGGAAGCGGATCATCATACTTCAGATTCAGAACATTCGGTCCTGTCCATGTCCCCGGTCCCAAGAAACCGATACGAACAGCTTCATCACAGGCTTCATTACAAGCTTGAATCAACTGCGTAACACCGGCATCGGTCTGCGGAATCTTCGGGTTCTGATAAAGCAAATCCATGATCGTCAACTGAAGGTTGTTGGCAAACATATCAAGATTGATCCGCTCATCAAAGAAAGTTCCATCTGCCATTCTACCCTGTTCAAAGATCGTGTAATAATCGGCATACTCAAGATAAAGATTGCCGTAATTACCTTCAATGATGGTGATCTGCGAAGAGGTCAACGGTTCGATAGCAATCCCCGTTTCCTGTTTAAACTTCAGAGTAAATGCAGAATTGGCCAATCCGGAATTCTGACCGCAAGCATAACCCATGATTGCAACAATCGCATAAATATTGTTGGGATAAACGGCAGTCTGAGTCGTCGCATACTGGCCGATTGACCGGCTATAACCCAGAACTTTCAGATAAGTGAAAATGTCCGGAGGAGAAGCGGTGCCAGTTAAACAATCCGCATCACTGGTGTTATAGGCATAAACACTGGAAGGCGTTGCGGTTTCAATATACGCTGCACAAGCAATATGATCCGCATAAGCGGCACCAAGACAGATGGCGATGTACCATTCCGTACTGGCTTCACGGCAAGCTTGTAAAGCTTCAACAATGGTTTCACCAGAACCTGAATCCTGACGGCCAATCCAAAGCTTGTCGGGAGCAGGTGACTGGGAGAAATAAATGTTCGCAGCAATGTACTCAGGATCGGTAAGAGCAAAGTCTTCCAATACTTCTGCCGCACTTTCATACAACTTTAATCTGTCTGATACGGAAATTACATTGGTATCTCCGATAATCAACGCCTGATTAAACGATGATCTTGCAGCAGCAAGCGGACTTACCAACACCTGAATGTCAACAATACTATCCAAGGATCGTGTCGTCATGTTTTACCTCTCTTTATTCAATGTCAAATTCAATTTGTAATCCATCATTATTATAAATCCCCACAGGAACCTTCTCAATGTAGGGAACTTCACGATTAAGCACAACCAATTCATTAAAGGTCATACTTAAGTCAGACCTATCATACCACTGCCCTTGCCATAACTCCGGCACTCTTTTCGGAGGGTCAAACCGTGGAACCAAATAAATACTTGACTGTGCCAGTGTGTCATGATGTTCTTGCCAAAACATTTTGTTCCTAATGATCGTTGCATTTTCCCATGAACTGGGGCCATAAAAAATACAGTCCAATCTCAATGTTCGGGTATAACCGGTGGACATATTGGGTAAACCACTTTCTTGAGAATAAACATCTTCTCTTTGAACAGTCATGGTACTGGCATCATCATATATTTTAAGGAAAGCAATGTTATCGCTTATCCCAAACGCAGGTGCTCCCTGTGTAGGCCAAGACCATCTTACCTTACTTTCGGTAGGACTGCCATTAAACATGGAAACGAAAAGATCATAAAAAATCTTTTGCAGTTCCGATAATGTCAAATAAATATCTTCAGCCATTAAGCACCCTTTGTCCTCACCCCTGAAGCTTTGTAATAACCATAGTCAGCATAGGGCAGAACGCTTGCCAATTTATAGTAATTGTTTCTCCAGTAAATCTTATCGGAGATTCCTTCATACGTTCCTTCTCTGGAAACATATAAAGCTTGATTGGTATGAAAATTCATACCG